CTTCCAGGCTGTTCACGGAACTACCCTCCGCTACTCAGGCATAAGGCAATCTTCGGGGTATGGCTCGGGCCGGCGCAAACAAACACCGCCACCCCTATCCAAGCAAAGCAATAAGCAAGGAACGATCTCACATCCATGCACCAGCGGCACTCTGTGTTGCTAACAACGCCCGCCGAAACGCTGTTAGAAGTGCATGGACCCCACCAGCTCTGTGTAAACTGATGAGTTTAAAGCGCATACGCGCGGCCAAAAGGCCCGACTAAAGCAAACACGAGATTGAATTCTAAATAAAGCTCAGTTGAAGTCACGCCAGCCAAGAAGCTGGCATGCCAACCGCGAGATCAGCACCATGTCGGTCATGAGCAGCCTGCGCGCAAGCAGACGCCCATTCATAATCGGAGAAATCTCCACAAGCGGCTCTGGCCAGCTCTTTCCACTCGTCTGAACCAGTGCCGTCAAACTCAGGGAAAGCCACGTCGCCCATCTTACAAGAGGAATGCTCGGGCAACTCTCCAGTCATCATCAGGTAATGCTCGCGTACCTTCTCGTCAGAGACGTTCTTTCCGCCTGAATTGCCATCATACATAGCGCGCAAAAACGCGTAAAAAGGCTCAACACGCGTAAAACCAGTCGCTATGGTGGCTGCAAAGATCCTATTGCAGGTCTTCAACTCTTCCGGGGTGACGCTGGTGGTCGTCCACTGTTTGGTCGTCAGGAGCCTCTTCATCTCCGGACACGCAACATATGAACCACCGTCTTTCACAGCCACGCCATCCTTGATCAAAACATCATAACCAACCACCCTGGCGTAATCATAACCCTCAACTTTCTTCCAGGACAATTTTGGGTTCCAACCCCATCTCAAGAAGAAATCATCAGCGAGACTCACATTCGTGCCACTTCGGTGCGGCTCCCATACGGGCTCTTCCAAACGGCCTAGCGTGTCATCGCCCTCGAAAACAAGCATGGCCAAATACTTCTTGCCGTCACGCGCAGAAATGTAAAACATTTTCGCGCCTTGCGTGCGAAGCAAAGATTCAATTGCTTTGTCAACCATCCCCGGCTCAACCAAGAATGAAACCCAAGCGATTAAATTCTGCAAGAAGTTGCCTGAGCTCGTGAGCCTATCACCGCTCTCGCGCATGGCTCTCGGCAAAATCAGCCTAAAACTGCGTTTCTCCCCCGCTTCGTCCTTGTATCTCATCGACCAGACGCATGATCTCGTCCTGTCCTTGACAACACGCTCGAACAGCAACTCGCCAACGTCTTCAACGCCGATGAGCGAGGCGATGTGGCGCAAGATCGCGCACTCGCACTCCTTAAG